CTTCTGCGGGAACGAAAATAGCACAGGGTCGTCCCATGTTCGGGTCGTAATAGACTTTCCTGAAAGCCGATCCCGCCAAAGGCAATGAGAACAACAGCTTCTCTGTCTCTGTCCTGTACTCTGTCATTTTGTCGGTCAACAGGTAATTCATGTAATTCTGCACCCGCATCGCCTGCTGTTCCTTTTCCTTGGTGTCCAGTCCAAGAACCTTGGTGTTGACTGGTCCAACCGAGGGAAATATCTCGGTAATCGCTTGACTCTGGAAACGCACCACCGCTTCGGTAAGCATCGGGTGAAACACCCCGCAGGCACCGGGCCACGGCAGGGTTCGGTCTTCTATCTTCAACCCAAGCTGGTCAAGCCCCTTGATATAGGTGTCCTCCCATTCCTTGCGGGAATCACGGTCCCCTTGGTATTGCCCGATCAATTTTGAAGACATATTCTGCAATGCATCCTCGCTCATCTCATCGGCAAGGTTGGAAAAGAAATCACCAGTCTGTTCAAAGGCATTGGGATCAAAATCAATCAGCATCCCGCCATCTTCTGTTTCTGTTGCCGAAGCACCATCAGTCTCTATATCTACTTGCATAGGTGGAGTAAGGTCTTCCTCTATCGGGAAGGGTGGAATTATTCGTTCAATTGCCATTGCTAAATTTCATTTCATCCTTTTTCCACAGCTTCAAATCACGCATATCCAATTCTTTCAATTTGACTATTGGTTTGTTTTTTTCGATTAGCGTATAGCCTCTCTCATCTGGATATATCAGGGTTCGTTTCTTTTTCATAAATTAGTAATACTCCGCTTTGCTTGGGTAAAATGGTTCATCTTCCTCGTCACTGTGTAAACTGACGAAGCCGCCCTGACGAAATCGTAACAGGGCTTGGGTACTGGAGTCCACTAAGTCATCGTGTTCCGCATTCGGAAACGCTGCAAATTCCTCGATCACTTCCTCTGCCCATCGGGTGTCTGGTGCCCAGACCACGCCAGTGGCAAATAAATCGGATACCGCGTTGACCCTTGAAATCTTGTCGTTGCCACGGCTCGGTGTGTATTCGGAAACTGGAATCCCCATCTGTCTCAGTTCAAAGATCAGGGGGGTACCTGCGGCTTTTGCTTCGACTACAAAGGCATCAGGTTCATACTTCTGCCACATTTTGTAGGCTACTTTTTTCAGTTCTGGAAACTCCAGCCGTTCCTTGAATGCATCCAGCAGAATCAAATTTGGTGCCTTCATCCCCTCTTCGTTGTCCATGTAGAAAATTCCCCATGTAGTACACGCAGAATAATCCGCTCTCTGTGTTTTCAGGAAAGCTGTATCCCATGACTGGATCAAAAACTCGCATTTCGGTGGGGTTTTCTGTTCCCACACTTTCCACCATTCCCGCTTCACCAACGCGCCTTCTTCGGCAGTCGGGTCCTGCTGGTACTGGGCCGACCATTTCGAGATCGGTAATTCTTCCTTCAGGGCTTCCAGTTCTTCCTGTTTCCAGAATCCGGGCCACAGGGACTTGCCTGAGGGCAAAATCGCTGGCAATTCAATCAGTTCCCATTCCTCACCGCCTCTCTGGACGCTGGTCTTGATCAACTGACCTGTTAAATCTTTTTGGTGCCATCGGGTCATTACCACCACAATCGAGCCACCGGGCTGCAATCGCTGGCGTGGACCGGAGGTGTACCATTCAAATACCCGATCAAATACCTTCGAGTCAGCACTGGCACCTTCCTGCTCCGAATGGGGGTCGTCAATAATCAATAAATCCGCACCCTTACCAGTCACCGCACCGCCAACCCCGATAGCGAAATACTCGCCACCCTTGTTGGTGTTCCAGCGACCTGCCGCTTTTGAATCCGCTTGCAGCTTCACATCCTTGAATACTTTCTGGTAATCCTTGGAACCAACCAAGTTACGCACCTTCCTGCCGAATCCCACTGAGAGTTCTGCGGTATGTGCGGTCTGAATGACCTTGCCATCTGGGTTTTGCCCCAAAAACCATGCGGGCAAAAGATAGGAGGCAAACTCACTCTTGGTATGACGAGGGGGCATATTGATGATCAGGCGTTTCAATTCGCCATTAATCACCCTGCCAAACTGTTCGGCCATAACATGATGGTGGTCGCCTTCAATGAAAGCGGGCCACATAGCCCTGACAAACTTGAGGAAATCCTTGTGACAGCCTTCCCTTGTCTTCGCCTGTTCCCATTCCTCCAGCAACGACAGAATCTCCTGCTGTTCATGGATCGGGGCATCGCTGATTTCCTGCAATAAAATTCTGCCCTGCTCAGGGGAAAGCTCGCTTATGTTATCAGGAATCAGTTCAAGTGCCATCAGATGTACCTGCTACCGCCAGTAATCGCCTTATCGACCATACCGCCTGAACGATAACCAAAAGACGGCAAGCCTTCTGCAATAATTTTCTCTCTCATTTTTGGAGTAATTTTGATGATATTAGCTTCTCTTGCTCCATATAATTCAGAATCCAAGCCTGCTCCAAGCCTTGTTGCCGATGTTGATCCATGGGTATCAAATTCATCTAATCTACCCTTTCTAAACTCACCGCCATATTTTTTAGCCAGTTTTTTCATGGCTGACGGTATCTTTTGGTCATATAGGCTTTCGTAAAACTTATGGTATCTATCAGTGTATCTGCCTTTCATAGCGGCAGAAGTAGAAATGGAGAGTGCATCTTTGCCATCTCTGACGGCATCAAACAACAAACTTTTCAAGCCCGTGTTGTACCAGTCGTCTTTGAAGGGGTAGTTGGGAACTTTTCCTTCTCCTATAAAGGGCTTTGCATTTTTTACAAGCTCTTTCACATTATCTAATCCTAAATTTTCTAATACTGCATAGGTTCCTCTGCTTGCATCAATAAGGTTCATCTCCCCTGTCACTGGGTCTTTCAATGCTTCTAATAGCTCTTCAAAACTTATAAAATCATGGCCTTCAAGCAGTCTTTGTTGGCTAGCATCATAAATTGGGGCACCCATTCTGCTTTTGTTTGGAATAATAATGCCCTTGAAAGGATGAGACCCTGTTCCTTGCTCAAAATAACTATAAGGCGTACCTTCTAACAATCCATTAACTTTATTTACTGTTTCTTTTTTGACAGACTCAGGCAATTCATACCCATGCTTAGAACCCTCTTTATGTAAATCCGATTGCAACTCATCAATGTGCAAAGTATCAGTACCATCGTCCAGAACCCTGTCTCTGACTAATGCATGGGCTACTTGGTTCTCATCATCAATGTGTCCAATATTATGGCCTTTCGGAGCATTCGCCCAGCTAAAAGAGACTTCTCTGTAGTTGCGACCTCCGGGCAGGTTTTCATCAACATGGATCTTATGTAAGTTACCATAATCATAAGGATCATATTCACCCTCTATTCTTAGAGGGTCGCCCCCTTCTTCCATAGCATTTCTAAGCTCAATCTGTGCTTCTGTTCTGCTGTAAGGCGTATTATCTACTGTTCGTCCCCCTCTTGTTGTTGTTAGGTCTATTCTTCTACCATCAACAAAAATAGAATAACCAATATCTTCATTACCAAAGGCAAAAGTATTAGTTCCTATGTTTGCATCTATGTCACCAGTTGAAACAGGTTTAATTAATTCATAAGGGTTTCGGTCATATTCAAACTCAGCATATCTGTCTGCTAGATCATCCATGCTTTCATTGTGTTTCTTTAAAAAAGAATCCAATTCATCTATTGATGTAAATTTTTTCTTGTTGAATTGTGGATTTCTTTCGTGAAAAAAATCTAACAATTCTCCTTGCATATATTCATCACCACTATCAAGCTCATACATAATATCGTCAGTCCGATGACCCCATAAACTAGAACCATCCAACGGATCGGTGTCTGCATGAGAAGTCTCAAAATCTATAGTAGGTCTGTAATCAGTGTCGTCTTCAAAATAATTCTTCCTGATTTTGACTTTATTCTCGCTGACCCCTTCCACCACTTCACTGACCTTGGCATTGGGGTTGTTGGCTATATACTCATCAATACCCAAATATTCCAGCTCTTTGGGCTTAACGCCCTTGTTGGCATTGGCATCTAGCCATTGGGAAATCTGTTTGCCTTTAAGATTTTGCGGTGCTCTTTTGATTAACGCTTCAAGCGTGGGCGAGATAAACGTATCATCTCCACCCTCATCTGTTGCATACTTCCTCACCGCTTGCCGTTTTTTCTCTTTAATGGCTTTGACAAGTTCTTTCTTGTCCGTGAGTGAGGCGATACCTTTGCCTTTGCTTGCTTTGCCCGCAGCACCTGCGCCTTTCAATGCAGTTCCAGCAAGAAGCCCAACACCGCCTGTAAGCGGGGTAGACGCATAAGCGACATCGCCTGCCAGTCCCAAGGACTGGTAAAGCGCGTCTAAATATCGTTTGTTTTGGATGTTTTCAACAAAGCTGGGGAGTTTCTCGCCAGTAATACCCTCGCCTGTGGGGATTTCAGGGTAAAGCCCAGCGTAATCGGTGATCCCGGAACTGGGGGCCATCAACCCTGCCATCCATGCTGCCTTTGGCAACAAGGCAGGAATCCCTTCCTTGAATTGCTGTTCCTTGGCTTTGCGCTCAATATCCCTTTCCAAGAATCTGCTTTGGCGTTGTTGTTCAGTTTCCCGCATCAATTGTCCTCGTAAATGTTCTGCATCTGTGCCAACAGGACCCCTTCCATGCCGTAGCGTTGTTCAAAATCAGTCTTGTGCGGGTGGCGGGCAACACA